ATTTGAAGATAATAATGGTGGTTCTAGTTATACTCACGACTCCTGAGTCACACTTTCATAGCTTAAGTGCAAAGCTAAACTAACGAACGGAAACGATATTATAAACCCCTCGCTTCTGATTGTTAAAACTCGCCCCCGGAGGATCGTCAATTCCCCTGCCTTGGTGACACACCTTTGGCGGCTGCCGGTAGTCCCAGCTACATTGCTGCAGCTGGGACAAAAATGCCTAAGAGAGTATTAGGACTTCTTAAGCATGACACCACCCTTGGTAAACCAGCCAGCTGGTACTGAGACATATTCATCGTCCACCTGAATAGCGTGGTTTCTGTCTGGCGTAGTTGGTAAAGATGGTGTAGATACAATGGTATCTGAATTGTGTTGAGATTTCTCTTCGCTTTTATCACTGGTGTTAATACTAAGTTGACTGAGTGTTGTAGACATATCTGTGACCATTTTGCGTAGAGACATAAGTTCCGTTGCCATAGCGGTACGCGAATTACCAAACATCTGCATGGCCTGTCCTGTCATGGAGGCTGCTTGTGCATTTGTTCCTAATATTGGTAATATAATCATGTTCAAACCAAGACATGAATCAGTATGGTTATTGACCAAAGTTAAACTGGGTAAACTAGATCCAACACTTGGTGCGATGGCAAAACATATAACATAATTGAGTGAAGAGTAAGATGTGTTTAGTTGTCCCGTTCCAACCACTCCATAATAATTACCTCCACCAGCTGACATATACTGCAATGCTGTACACCCGTTAGCATAAACAAATTGTGATGGGTTAAATAATGTGGCGGCGCTCCAAACTGATGACTTTTGAGCTGCGATTATTAACATAAAGTTTCCGGCCACACTAGCTGGGAAAGTAAATATCCACTGATTTGCGTAACCTGATGGTCCATTGGTATTGAAAGTAAGAGCTGGTGCATATGTTGATGATGGGTAAGTGGCATAATTCATTGATCCTGGATTTCCCAATGGCACCTGATTAGTTAAGTAATTCCAATATGCCCACCACAATGTAGCATTCGATGGTAAACCGTTCAACAGTCTTGGTTTAGAAAAAAGTATATCATATGAAACCCACAACTCTCCTAAATTGGCGGTCGCTTGTTGTCCAACAGTGGCATAATTAAATACACCCAAACTTGAAAACTTTGGATCAACAGTAGTTGAATCTGGACCTGCAACATATAAGACGGAAATGGGAGTTTTAGAACGATCACATTCAACAGGGTGTACCATAGATGAGGCTGGTACTGTGGAAGTAGCAAATTGATATTGTTCCATTGACAATTTGTCTACAAATGCAGCATCATTAACGTTATATTGTGTAGCAAATACCACCGTACCTAAAGCCGCATCTGTAGAGGAAACGGCTTCACCTGAAGTTGGTTTATACATAAATACCATACCCAACACCTCAAATTCTTCAAAATTTTGTGCTATATTGGGTAACCAAGGGAACAGCGATGGATTCATTGGATTAATGACAAAGGACGTGACCTGAAACGCTGAACCTGGACTAATAATATCAGTAATATAATCAGTATGAGCAACACGATAACCTTTCTTCGCAGCTTCGAACTCTACTGGCGTTTGGGTGATTGAATTCTTCGAAACTGAGTAATCTCCACATCCGATTAAAGATGATATCATGCTCCCTGCCTTGTCTCCCAACCAGGCCCCAGCTCTTGATCCAAGGCTGCTACCACTAGCAAGAGTATAATCGCCTGTTCCACTGACGTTAATTCCTGGCTGAACTAGGCGCGCGGTCCTCTTTCGTCTTCCACGAGTTCTACCAACAGCCGCGCGTTTACGACCTCTTCTTGGTTCTGCTGGCCTCCGTCTTGCTTCAGCAACTGGTCTACGTCTTCTAGTGGTACGTTTCCTTTCACTCGGACCCGGTTGCTTAGCTTCGCCATCCTCCCTTGACAAATCTCTTATCCAACCGTTTCCTTGTTCATAATATGGGTTGCTATAATCTTCATAACCTTGGTAAAAGTCGGCAACATCCAAATTGACATATCCAGTTTCTGGGATCGTTGGGAGGTTAAACATGTTATTGATATAATTGAAATCATAATCGTCGTCATCTCTGGTTTCAATGGAATCTAACGGCTTTGGTAAAACACAATGTGAAAAATTAGTGTCTACGTCACAAAGTATTTCAATAACTGAACTTTCCAATTCAACTCCACACAACTTAATATCTTGCAACTCTTTCTCCCAACATGATTGCAATGCGGAATTCCATTGATAAACGTGCTCCAACGCAACCCAAGTATCAACGGTCGTTTCACCAGTATCCATGATAGAGAGTTTCCAAAACTCTTCGGCTGGTCTGATAACTGGTCCATCACCTGCTAGTTCCAATATCCTGTCTACGTAAGCTCGCAACGGTGGGCAACATCTGGAACTAGCTTGTATACTCAACATAGCACCTCGCGCAATGGCTTTAGCTTCATCATCGTTTCGCGCTTTGATACTATATCCCAGCTTAGCTATCATTTTGCCTGGCATTGGTACAAAATTCCAACCGGTGCTAGTTTGCATTAACCTACAACTTAGAAACTCAATTTCCACTGGAGTGTTTACATGATATGACTGCAATGGCAAACCCGCATTTGCAGACAATTGGTCGAATGGAATCAATTCCCCATCATATCCCATTATGCTGTCATCACCACCCGCAACAATAATCATATCGATATCAGGTACACAAACATCTCTGGCGAGCGCATAAGAATGGGCAGCATCTAAAACGTTAATAGCTGTATTAAAAACTGTAGTTTCAGGATTTCCGCTTTTTCTAGTACACTTACCTCTAAACTTAACTCCTGCTCTACTGAATCCTCTGGTATTTAAGGACCTATACATCAGTCTAAGCATCAGAGGTGGCGCGCGATACCTACGACAAATCTCAATTTCAAGTTTGGCCAACTCCTCACCTTGGTTTAAATCGTACGACTCACGATCTCCATGAACCTTATGCTTATAATCTCTCTCCATGAAAGCATCGGCAATTGTCTTTGAGGAACGTCCTGGCGCATAAATTGGTCTAAATTTAGAATTATTGTGATCCTTGAAAGGTGACCATGCCCTATTAATTACCCCAGTAAACTTACGAATGAACGGAGCACAACAAATGACATACTGTGGTGTGCATGCTAAAATCTGTCTTGGTGACTTGTTTTCATCCTTGAGAACTCCCTCGAATTTGACTGAACATTCCCTTCTACACCACTCATCAACCTGCTCATCTGTAAAGTTGGTGTAAGATGTCCATCCGTTATTATAAAATTCCTGAGCACTCTCCATATATCTAACCTTCATGGCAGGAGACGATCCACACACTTTGATCCAATCCAACACCTCTTGGAACCACTCTTTTGGATCTGTCGGGACCCTAAGATCATGGAATCTACCAACTAACAGCTCCCAATTATCCAATACCCATTTGCAAAAATGCGCCCTCGTTTTACCTTTAATTGGATGTGGTTCGCCACACGAACGTTTTTCCAGAGCCTTAACTGTATTGACTTGATTCTTAGCAAATATGGTTGGTCTAAATCTTTTAATACCAATACCCGTGCACATGGCGGCCGGTCCAGTACGTTCAGGATCTTGTTTTATATCAATAAGTTCAATTTTTGCACCTTCTGCCAATTTAACTGGCAAAGCTTCGGAGACGACACTCTCAACGACTGTATGCAAGATTGGTTGCTTGGATTGGAAGTAGCCGGTGCAGCTGTGGATAAATGATACAGCTTTATAAACTAAATAACAAGACAATGGTAGAGTTAACAAAATTGGAGCTGAAACCACGAGTGCTGAGGTGGAAACAGTTGTTGCTAACGATGCTGCTGCGCAACCTGGAATAAGAGATAAACCTGCAGTAAGCAAACCTGCAGCTATCATAGCTGATCTGGATGATTGCGTGGTGACCCTACCTAAAACTCGTGAATGAACATCTGAAATAGCACGATCATACCTATACCACGCTACTAAAGGGCAATATAGTGCAGCATCAACCTCCTGTTGTGGGTCAGTGAAATCTATATGAGTTAATAAATGCTTACAAGTAGCTTGCAAAACTAAAAATGAAGCATGATCCCTTATTTTTCCAACCATGGCAGTACCCAATGACTCAACAATACTAGTCGGTAACATTACTGTGGAATAATCTCCTTCACATTTCCATCCCATCACTCTTCTAGTGTAATCCTGAGTTAAAGATTCACACTCAAATCCTAACGTGTAGACGTCTGGTATGGAATAAGTATCAAATTTGACCCTCAAAGTGCGTCTAGCATACAGAGCGACATGCGTATTTCCTGGAACTTTCCAAAGTACAACCCTCTTTGGTGTCCTATCTAACTCTGATAAGTCATTTCTCGATTCAACATAAGGTACGACTTCTTTATCCTTGTCTTTTGAATCATGTTCCTTCTCGTCACAATTCTCCTCCTCAGCAACCTGTTCTTTCACAACAACTTGTTGTTTGGGATTCTTAGCCACAATAGTGGTGCTGCCGTCTTCGACAGTCTTAACAGGAGTTGGAGGTAAATTAATTGGTCTATATACCTGCTTTCTATTCTGCTTAATTTCTCCGCGCTTACGCTTGCTCTTAATTCTATCAACATCAGATTTACTTCTGGTTGCTGCAGGGACAGCAACTGTGACAACGTTGACTTTCGGCGGAGCAACTACATCCCTGAAAGACACACCAGGTCTGATAAATTTACGCTGTGTATCAATTTTAATAGTCTTTTCTATTTCCCCCAATAATTCCTCGCAAGCTATAGCCGCCACATCTTTCATTTTACGTACCCAGATCTGTCTTTGAATCATAGGTGTAGTTGGGGATGGTAGTTTTTGTTCATCTTT